ATACGAGGACGAGGTGGCCAACAAGGTGGCCGAGGACGCCGGTGGAGCGCGCGGCTTCCGGCTGGGCAATGCCGACGATCATTGGGAGACATGGCCGCTCGATACCAGCGGTTCGGGCAATACCTGGATTGTGAGCTGATGGCCGAGGTCAGGATCCCCGAGGCGGTGGTCAACCGGCGCCGAACGCGGACCTACGACACCCAGCGAGACAACTTCGCGAACGTGCTCGGTCTGGTCCGGCAGGCCGTGCCGCCGCCCGGGTCGCTCATGCCCACGCTGGCCATTGAAGCCCCCGGTGGAGGGTGGGAGATGTGCGACGGCCGCGCGCTGTCCAAAGCCGATTACCCGACCCTGTTTTCGATCCTGGGCGAGACCTACGGCGCGACCGATGATGAGTTCAATCTGCCCGACCTGCGCGGCCGCACGGTCATGGGGCGCGGTGGCGGCACGGGGTTCGAGCTGGCCGCGCTTGTCGGCGCAGCCTCGGTCAACCTGACCGTCGACCAACTGCCAGCGCACGGCCATGACATCACCGACCCCGGGCACACGCATGATTTCAGCGAGACCACGCACACGCACACAATCACCGATGCCGGGCACGTCCACACCGACCAGACGGCAGGATCACAGGAGGTCGCGAGCGGCACCGGCGCAACGGTCGCCGCCTTTGATGCTGTTGGGGAAACGAGCAGCGCGGGGTCCGACCTGACGATCGAGCCAGCGACAATCTCGGATAGCAGCACGGGGCAAGCGACGACGGGCATCAGCGTAAACGATACCGGGGCTGGCAATCCGATTGACGTTATCCCGCCGGCTGTGGTGGTCAACTGGATGATACGGACATGAGCCAGATCAGACGCAGGCAGCAGGCACGGCAGCAGCGCGCACAAGGCGGCGCGCGCGGGTTCGCTCGCGAGATGATGTTGCCTTTGCCGCTCAAAGGCGTGTTTTCAGAAGCGCGCGACGGAGAAATGTCGGCGCAATATGCAGGGGAGATGGCGAATTGGCGAACCAATGGCGCGTTGCTCGAAACCCAACCGGCCAACACACTCACCCCCGCGTCGTCAGACGTATTGAAACGGCTGCCCTTCGAGTTTGGGTCATCCTCTGTTTATATCGAGCTCACCAGCACTGGCGCGCGCGGCGCGGAAGCATCATTCGCGCGGACGTTCGGCAGGGACGCCACCGTTGGCTATCTCAGCAGTCAGGCGCTTATCGCGGACGGGCGCGGCGCACCGCTGCGGTTTGATGGCCAGACCTTTACCGAGTCCGAATTCACGACGACAACCGGAATCACGCAGGATCAGTTCGATGGCGTGATCGCGCATCACGACCGGCCCTATTTCTGGCGGATCGGGAAAACGCTGGAATTCTACTATGGCGACGTGGGCGCGGTGACGGGCGAATTGACCCGGTTCCCCCTCGACCGTCTCGGCAACATCACCGGGCAAGTGGTCGCGCTGCAGTCGCTCACTGTGGACGCAGGCCACGGCATGAACGACGTGCTGGCGATCTTCACCACGACGGGCGACATGGTGATCTATGAAGGGCTCGACCCCGGCGATGCCGACGATTGGCGCTTGGCCGGGCGCGTCAAGGTCGCCCCGCCTTTGGGCGTGTATGCTTTTACGCAAGTCGGCTCCGATCTTTGGGTGATGACCAGCGTTGGCGTCGTTTCGATGGCGCAATCCATTGCCCGCGGCGCGCAGGCCATGGTGTCGCAGGTCACGCGCCCGGTGCGCGAGGACATTTTGCGCGCCGTGGAACAAGGCGGTGACTGGCAGCTTCATGTGGCGTCCGATCAGTCTTTCGTGGTCGTCAATCGGGTGTACGATGGCACACCGGAGCAGTGGATCTTCACATCGGACGTACAGGCGTGGTCAAAGGCCAGCTACCCGGCCCAGCACTGGCACAATCTCGGGGGCCACACGGAGTTCACGACGGCCGATGGCGGCCTTGGCACCATCACCCGCACCCGCGGCGCAGGCGAGCCCATGAAGGCGGTGCTGCGCACGGGATGGCTGCAACTGCCCTACCAAGGCCTGACCTATGTGCGGCCCACGTTGCGCGCAGCCGGCGCGCTGACGGTGCGGCTGGCGGTGCTGACCGATCACGACGAGACAACCGTCGATCTGGACGAGTCGTGGCAGACCGTGACGATCACACCGGAGGAAGCGCCGGGCATGAATGAATATGTCGCGGTGACTGACGAGATCGGCAGCGATGCCGCCGGTGGCGTGTATCAGATCAGGATGGAGGTAACGGCGGCATGGGCTCAACTGGTGTCGATCGAGGTGGCCGGGGTCTGAAACGCGACGGCGCGCTGGTCTACGGCGCCGACCGTGAGGTGATCCAGTGGGTCGCGAGCATCATACCGGGCTTTCATATCAACTCGCAATCGATGGCGATCGGCGTCATCAAGCGCGGCGAATTGGTGGCTGGCCTGGTCTACGAGCGGTGGAACGGCGTGAATGTCGAAATGTCGATCGGGGCCAAGCCGAAAAGCGGGTGGGCCGATAAGGCCGTCTTGCGTGGGATCTTCTCGTACCCGTTTCTGCAGCTTGAGTGCCGGACGATCACCATCGTCGTGGCGGCCAGCAACCGTGCATCGCTGAGCCTTGTGACGCGGCTGGGCTTCGAGGGCGAGGCTGTCGTGCGGTTTGCCGCTGACGATGGCGGCGACCTGATAGTGTTGAAGATGTACCGAGAGAAATGCAGGTGGATATAGCATGGGCAAAGGCGGCGGCAGCTCACCCGAACCCCCCGATCCTGAAAAGACGGCGGCGGCGCAATCATACTGGAACACCTACGACACCTATGGGCCGGACGGTGCCGGGGTGCGTCATGGCTACACCGATGCCAGCGGGCAGTTTGTCCTGCCGGGTGGCGGCGCGACCGCTGGCTCTAGCGCCAACAACATCCCAAGGGGTCCTGCAAGCGCCACCCGAGGCAGTGACCGTCTGCGTCAGGCAAAGAAGTATTTCGAAAGCCCGACCGAACGAGCCATCCGCGAAATGCTCAACCCTGCTTCCGTGGATTTCACGGAGCGGATGATTGGCGACAACGTGGAAAACCTGCCGGACCCGGGCCGCGTGGCTGGCCGCGGGAACGTGGCGCAGGATATCTTCGATCGCAATTACTCGATGATGCAGCCCGCCATCGAGCAGAACAATGACAGGCTGATCAGCAACTTGCAGGCGCGCGGCCTGCCCGTGGGCGGTGAGGCGTTCAATGAGGCGTATGGCGCGCAGCAGCGCGAAACGCAGGACACCATCTCGCGGCTTGCGCAGGACGCCAACGTGGGCGCGGGGCAAGAGCAGTCGCGCCAACTGGCCATGGATCAGTCGGTGCGACAGAACGCCATGTCGGAGATTTCCGCGCTCATGGGTGGTGCGTACCAAGCCCCGAGCAAGCTGCCGAACGCCGGCGGGCCGAATATCGACTATGCCGGTATGGCCAACCAGCAATTCCGCGCGCAGCAGGCGAACGCGCAACGGGAACAACGGCAGGGCGAGAAGAGGGCCGAAACGATTGGCAAAATCGGCGCGGCGCTTATCAAGTCGGCAGGCGATTCCAAGGCCATGACGGGCGAGGTCGATCCGCATTGGGCCGGCAATGTCGTGCAGGCGATGCCGATCTACGAATGGTCATACCTGCTCGGCGAAAGCCCGGAAGGCGACACCGCCACGCATATCGGGCCCTTGGCAGAGGACTTCCACGGTCTGACCGGGCTGAGCGGCCCGCGCGCGATCAGCGTCATTGACTATCTCGGCCTTCTTCTCGCGGCGCTGCAGGGCACCGTGAATCGCGTTGAGGTGCTGGAAAACGCGCTAAACAACGAAAGGGTACATTGATGTCGAAATTCGCCAATATCCTGCCGGGCGTGTCGGGCAATTCGCCATCGCGCGCCATGGGGGGCGGTTCGGCTGCGGCGGCACCGGCCGCCAGCATGCAGACCACACCCGCTGTAATGGGGATGTTCCAGGAGGATCAGAGCCAGCGCGGTCTCGGCGGCATCCTCGGCAATCTGATGAAGCGTGGCGACGGCGGCATTCTCCCCGAGCGGGGATCGGAGCAGCAGCGCGATCTGGTGAACGCGCTCGTGCAACAGGGGATGGCATCGGCGGGGCAAAGCGGGTCGCCGCTTCTCGCGTTGCTTGCGCCCATGGCGGGCATGGCGGCATCGACGCGCGCCAATTCGCTCTACGATTCAGCGCAAGAGGCCGAAGCCGAAGATAGCTATGCGGAGTTTGCAAAACTGACCGGGGCATCGCCCGCCGCGCTGGAGCTTCTGCGCATGATGGACGATCCCAACATGCCCAAGGCGGCCAAGGACCAGCTTGCCAAGCGGTACGAGGCGATGACGGGCGGCGGATCGCGCCCCTCGGCGGCACAGAAAAAGAGCGCCGTTTTCGGGGAGTACGAGATCGACGGCGTGCGTTCACGGCGCACCGCTACGGAAAGAGTGGTCGCCCTACGACGGCGACGACGGAA